ACATTACTATATCTGGTGTAAATGTAAAAATAACTTTTGCTAATACGTCTACATCAAGTTCGTCTGCTAGTTTTTGAATACGTCCTACTTCAAATAAACCAGGAAGTGTAAGTGTAAAATCCAAACGCATCTGTCTTCTGTGGGTTGCAATAGCACACCCTTTTTTGAAATTATCTACAAATTCGTCGTATTTTAAACCTGTGCGAATATATTCTCCTATTGCACTAGTACCATCAATACTGGCGCAGATTTGCCAATCACGTATTTTTTGTAGTATATCTGAGTAAAGGTTAATGCCTTTATAATCAATACGGCTTAGGTTTGTATTATATCTTGCATACAACCTAGGACCATCTCCTAATTCTACTATGCGTTTCATATATCTCCAGTGTTGTTCATACATCAGAGGCTCTCCGCCTACCCAATATATTTCTTCAATTCTATGTTCTTCTACTGCTTCACTGAACTCTTTTTCAATTTGTGTATCTTGAAAATGTGAAATCTCTTTACGCACTTCTGGACGCATCCAGTTGTTTTTTGGATTACTGTAATTAATCATGTTGTGGCTACGTTGTTCTGCTTCCCAACTCGAACTTAGCATGTCACCACAGGTACGGCATTTAAAGTTACAGAGGTTTGAAAATCTATAGTCCCAACTTATAGGCTTCATTGAGGTCCAACCAGTATCGTCAGTGGTAGACCATATTTCATCATAACGATGTTGAAACAAGTGCCAAAAGTAAGTTCTATATACATCAGTGTTTAATAATTTGTCTGTACAGACTTCACACTCACTAAGTTTTTCGCCTGACATCATGCGTCTTCTCACACTACGCATGTGATCACTGTTCCAATGCTCTTCGAGTGTGGATGGATTGTAAGTTCCTGTGCCTGCATCAGTGTCTATATACTGCTCAAAGCTCTGTGCCGGTTCTCTACTAGCACAACATAATCTACGTTCAGTTTGAGGTGATAGATAGGTATGTGTCCATGGAGCCATACACAAAGTTTCTGGCTTTGATGTTGGCTTGTTTACCACAGCTCTAATTGATCCTGTTGTGTTAACATACTTCTAAACAGATCTGCACCTTTGTGAACATTAGCTTCCCATTCACGCCCTTGATCTTCACCGTCTGCATCACTGTCTGAGATATACTTGTAACAATCAAATGGAACTCCAAATTTTGCACAAACTTTTGCTAGTGCGTATGCTTCCATTTCGCAAACTTGATAGTTAATATGTGGAACACTAAAACTGTCTCCTGTGCCACACACGTATAAACTGTCGTGTTTGGTCTGACATACTATCATTTGTTCTTCATCACCAGGTGAAACATACAGAGGCAGACCCAGTGGTGTACAATCCATATCACGTTCAATTACTGCACTTATACCGACTAGTTGACCTTTAAGTGCTTCGGTACCGCCAGCACTGCCATAGTTTATTATTCTTTCATATGCATGATCATTGTAAGCAAGTTCGGTTGTTAAGGCAATACTTGCATTAACTTTACCAACACCAGTCACGAGTTTTTTATAACCTGATGGTAGCTGCCCTGGCAGTTCTTCTTCTAGTGCTACTACAACCAATATCATGTTCTTGGTCCTTCATAATCTATTGCATTAGCTAGTTCTGGATGATGTGTACGTAAATCTTGACTTCTTCTTCGATCTACCTCTGCTACACTTTTGCGTAATTCTTCGCCGTCTAAACTGGTACCTGCTTGTATAAAATCTACTATGTTAACAAACTCTTTCATATGAAAATCAGATACTTGCGAGCTCATTAATCTATTAGATACTAGCTCTTTTGCACGTTCTGGTAGTGTGCTAACACTGTGATGGCGTGCTTCGTGCAACATGTTCCAGTACACAAAATCAAAATTACGTGTGTCGATCCAATTTGCCAAGCCTTCCAGATACATGACATTGAATACATTTACAGTTGAACAAACCTGAAGTTGGATGTTTGTATTTCTATCACGCATGGCTTCAAACTGATCCATATTTGCGTTTACTTCGTCCCATATAGCATTAGCTCGTTGATATTCAAAACGTGGTCCAACATCGTCGATGCTGAAAGCAATTTCAACCAACTTAAAATGTTTCCATATTGATTCAGCATGTTTTGGAAACTGTGTTCCATTTGTATTATAGTGTATTTCTACGTTTGATGCAATGCCTCGATCAACCATTCTTTGCAATAAATCAAAATGTTCTTGAATCATAAATGGTTCACCACCAGTAAACTCTAAGTAACGTATTTGTTCCATAAGTTTATCTATTTCTGTCCAAAACTTTTGATTACGTCTTGGCCATGCTCCATCTTTTAACATTTTATAATGAAAACTATCTTTACCTTCAAAACTAACTTCTTCTGCGGCAAACGTGCTTGAACTCCAACTGCCACATATTCTACATTTTAAGTTACAAATGTTTCCGAGTTTAAAATCTATAAACACCAAAGGTTTTGCATCTTGAGTCCACTTAGTATCTGTGACAATGTGTTTTAATCTGTCAATGGTGTGCATCCTTTTTGATGTTCGGCCACTGCGTTCTTCATTCCAACATTTACGACAAGTATCAGGTTGTTCACCATTAACAAACTGCTCACGTAGACGTTTCATGTATTCACTATTGTGTATTTCATCTAAGTCAGTGGTAAGCAAACTATATTTTTTTCCTGCGGTATCAGTTATTTCTTCTTCTGCTAGACAACACGGACGAACTGTGCCAATTGGCGAAGTCTCTAAACTTATCCATGGTAATACACAAAATTTTTCATGTGGTAACTTCACTGTAATTCTTCCAGTTCTGGTATTATATCAAGTATATTTTCATTTCGAATGTCGTCGAGTTGACGTGTCTTTTGCCAAAACTTTTCTAATAGATGTGTGTTGTCTGTTTTAAGATACTGTAATGCACTTTCAAAACCAACAGTTGCTCTATTTAATTTGTCTTGTGGACGTAACCACGCAAGATGATCCTGATATGCAAGATTGATCTTATCTTTGTATGCTTGCGGTGCAATATCAATTCTATAGTAATCAGGATCTTGTAATATATTAACATTTAGATCCTGTGCTTGAAGTAGTCCTTTATCAACCCAGTCTCGATGAAATTCAGGTATGTGCAATGCATTCATAATGCTTAACGTTGGCGAAATATAAAAATCCACACGAGGACATATCTCTATCATCTTGCGTCTATTGTTTTCTACAACTTCCCATTTGGTTCCTTTGCGTATGTATTCTGCACGATCTCCCATTGCATCTAAACTAGCACCTACTGCTACACTTTCAAACTTTTTCCAGTAATCAAACACCAATCTATCTTTAAGTTGGACATGTGTAAAATTTGTATTATAAATTAGTCTGACATCAAAACGTCCACGTTTTTCTAATTCTTCTAGTATTACATAATGTTCATCCATCATGCAAGGCTCGCCACCAGCAAAGTAAATTTGTTCTACATAGTCAAGATGCTCCATCAACTGTTCCATCATATCAGTTTTAAAACGTCCTGCATAGTTTAATACGTTGTTGTTTTTTGCCCATTCTGGACCAGCTAGTGCGACTTGATCTTTGTACCAACTACTTGAAAAGATGTGTCCACAACTCCTACAACTTAGGTTACACAAGTTTGAAAAACGTATATCCCAGTAGGTCATTTCAAAGTCCTTGTACTCACCGTCTGATGTGGTGTTTTGTGTTCGGTGTATATGGTGTCCGTGATGCTTGTTTGCACTTTGTCTACCACTAAAGAATCCTGATGCTTCTTGTTCATAGCATCTACCACATGCGGCATTTTTAGTTTCTGTCAACATGTCTTGACGCAGTTTCTTCTGCTCTGGTGAATTCCAAATTTCAGTCATGGTGTTTGTCTTGCAGTTACCTACTTGCCCTACACCCATTTCAGCATGACAACAAGGATAGGCTTCGCCAGTTGGATAGGCATGCAAGTGAATCCATGGATACATACAAAATGTCTTACTCTCACTTAGGAGAAAACGTTCACGTTCTTCTAAGTCACTTAATTTTATTTTGATTGGATCACTGCTATTATAATCATAACTCACTAAACCACTCCTTCATACTAGGAAATGTTGTTAAAAAGTTTTTATTTCGACGTGTGTCGTATTGTGAGTAGAATTGTTTAAAATCATTATGTAGTTTTGGCATATCAAATGCATCACTGTGAGGGGTTTTTACAACGTCAAGATAATCAATTAATCTTTGAGTTTGATTTAGTTCATGTTCGTGTAATAATTCATTGTTGTAATTTTTATCATACCATTTCTGTAATCTATCTTTGTGAAATGTTCTAATCGAGTTTGGCAAAACCAATGGAGATTGAAAACTAGGAAAACGTAGTATGTTCAAAGTAAAATTAGGAAAATCTCTTCCATATTGTGCTTTAAATTTTAGTAGATAAGATAAAAATTCTGGTAATGTTTCTAAACAAAGTGCATTGATTGTACACATGTTGTGTAAACCACGTAACTTACCTGATCCAGCTAGTAAATGCATGTTCCTAGACCACACACTCCAATCTAAACCATCTCGAATGTATTCTGCATGATTTACCAAACTTTCATTGGAAGTGTAAATGTCCAGTGGTGCACTGTCTGCTCTGTCGAGCAGTTTTAAAATATCTGCACTTTCTAATCCAAGATTACTGTTTATTGCAATTCTTGTTTTACTTGCTCCTTTGTTGTCTTTAAACCAATCTAACAATTTCCATAGATGTCCACTCATCATTGGTTCACCACCAGTTATACGTAATTCATCTAACGTTTTGTGTAAGTCACTATCCCACCATTTAAAAAACGCATCTATGTAAGGATTTGTTTCTGTGTATTTGTACAATTGTGAACTGTCATGTTCATGAGTAAAATGATTGCGTCCATCGCTTTCTAAGTTTTTATATGCACCATTGTTTTTTATATCTTTTACCCATGTTGTACTAAACGCAGGATTACAATAACTACAGGCAAATTGACATGTTCTGTCAAATGCTATTTCAAGTGTCTTTAGATTTACATCTTCTTGTGGTGATGCTGAGTGTGCTTGTTTAAGTTCGTCATCGGTATAAATTACACTTTTATAGACTCGATCACTTATATTATTTCTATCAACATCTTCAATCTTCCAACAATATTCACAACCAGCAGGACGTTTGCCCTGTTGCATCATTTCTCGTTCTGCTTTTTTCTTAGGTGTGTTATGCAATGCTTTTGGATTTGCAATCACATCTTCAACACTTACTTTATGAGGAAGTGGATGATGACAACTTGTGGTCATACCTGAACCTAGCCAGATAGTTGCATTGTACCATTTTGCTCCACACATACTTGAACTAAGTGGATCAAGCACTCGTTTTTTATATTCAAGATCGGTTTCGTTACCTTGCTTAGGCAAATAAGTTCTCCATTTTATACTTTTGTTCAATGGCAAACTCATCGAACCTAGTTTTATTATAACGCAAATCTGGCAACATGTCAAGGTACATTTCTTTAAGATCTTGTGTTTGTAACCACTCTATTAGATTGCATATGTTTTTGTGTATGTCGTCAATGTTGCAGTTTTCAAGATCGATATGAGGCCAATAATGATTGAATGTTCGAAATCCTTGCTTTCGCAACAGCTTATAAACTTCTAATTGTCCGTTGATTACAAAAGGACGTAATCCAATTATTGGTTTGTAGGTTTTTTCTGTGATATAGGTCCACAAATGATCTTCAAAATCAGTTTCACTAACCACATTCAAAAAATGATTTTGCCAGTACTCAGGCCTTCCAAGACTATGAATATCATGGGGTATTCCAAAATCATCAGGCATACCCCAGTTGCCTTCTTTGTACTCTTCAATTGTTTCGCCTACATTTCGATCGTTGCCTAGTGTAACCACCCCCAGTTTGCTAAGTTTGCGATCATCTAACATTTGTACAAACTGTTTTCTATGATCTCTAGGTTTGCGATTGTAGTTGATAAAAATGTATTGGGGATTGTTAAACAGTAAATCGCTATCTTTGTAATTAGGAAAATAGTTGCCAATAACTGTGCTAAAGAAGTTAAAATGGTAATCTGTATCAAAGTGTCCCAACAAATAAATGTTTTCAGCACCAGTGGCTTTAATAAATTGGTCAGTTTCTTGTTTGTTAAAGAAGCAAGGGTCTTCACTGGCAAGTAAAAATAAATTATCTATACTACAGTATTGGCAGTATTCCATAAATTTATCATATTCGTTGTTATTTTTGAACTGTGGACCAAACCAAGTCATGTTAATTAGTACATTTTTCTTGTCTTTGAAATTTTTTTCAATTTGCTCAGAGATATCATGCATCAAGGCTATTTGATGCTTGTGCCATTGACTACCCCCAGAAAATGTACTTCCAAATGTTCTCATATGTATAATTATGGATAGCTACTTGTGAGCCAAATATTTACACTCGGCCCACCAGTCTTTCATTTCAGGAAATGTTTTAAGGAAGTCTGTGCCTCTGCGTCTGTCGTGTTCATTGAAAAATCTGTAAAAGTCTGCTTTATTGCGTCGTATATATTCTGGATCTAGTTTTTGCCCGTTACGCATCCAGGCAATATCTCTGTCAAGCCTTGCAACCTCATAGTCTTTAAAACCTTTGAAACGTGTTTCTTCTGTTTCTAAATTTCCGTTCATCCAAGACTTGATAACTTCCAACTCGTGTACATAACTTTCTGGCAATATTTGTAAACTTTGCCAAGTTGGTGTACGTAGCACTGGTGTATCAAACCAAACACGTTGATAGGTGTTACTGTAGATTTGACGTAATCCAAGTATTGCGGTGAACAACTTTTGTAATGTGGTAATACTCAGATTGTTCATTGTTACAATAAAAGTTATGCTATTTCGTTCTGGAATATCACTTAAAAATTGATTTACTCTATCCCAAAGCAATTCGAAGTTTAACCCATGACGCATGTATTCAGCAGGTTCAAACATTCCATCAAGACTTACGTATTGCATAAAATGTTCTAACTTGTAAGGTTTCTCACATAGCATTGTTACATAGCCTTTGTAACGTTGCCAAAGTTTTTCTTCTACACTAAAGTTGCTTGTTGTACTAAGATGTAGTTTGCTTGATGGATTTTGCAACACATGATCAAATACTCGATATGTATTACGATCCATCATTGGTTCTCCGCCAGTCATGCGAAAATGTTCTAGTTCAGGATACAGTGTTGGCCACCACTGCCAGAACGCTTCAACATATGGATTGTGTTCTCGTGCTGGTATTGGTCTGCGTTCACCTACAAAATGACTTGGATCATTGTGTGGTGTTGATGTAGGCCATGCACCTTCACGTTCTGTTTCAGCCATCCATGTTGAACTATACTGTGGAGAACAATAACTGCAACTTAGATTACATGCACTATTAAAATCTACTTCTACATAACTTGGTGTAATATCTTGATCCCAAGGAGCATTTTTGATCTTTTCAAAGTCCTTGATTGCCCAAGGTTCACCTGAACGATAGTGTCTATCACTGAGTTTTCCATTGTCTTCCATTGCCCAACAGTAACTACACTCAGGGGGTCTAGTGCCTTCCAACATCAACTTACGTTGTTGTTTTTTGTGTTCTGTGTTGTGCAATGCACTAGGATTAGACTTAATTGATTCTGCATCTGCTCTATGTAACGGAGGATGGTAACAACTATTGTTCATTCCCGTTGTTAAGTGCAAACTTAATTGTTTCCATTTTGCTAAACAGAAACTTGGACTCACAGTGTCTAACTTTTGTTGGGCACGTTCAGCATCAGACAGAAAATTGCTTTTAAAATTCTCATCAACACTGTCACCTTTATTTTGTTTAGTATCTGTCATTTATAAATATTTCAAAATCTTTATCAGTTAGTTTCATAAAACGTTTTTTGTTGTGTTCTAAGACTGGTTTCATCTCTTTATACATAGAATTTAGTTCTGATATATCTTTGTTCGCTAAAAAGTCAACAACTTTCGTAATTTCTATAGGTTGATGATTTGCAGAATCTTCACTATAACCTTCGTCCCACCAACTACCAAATGTCTTAAATCCTAAATCTCTAAGTCTATGTAGGTACCACTGTGGTCCTTGAACTATAAATGGAGTTTCTAAAATAATAGGGCGCCATGTTTTTTCAGTTGGAAAAAACGTTTGACCTGTGTAATATGTTTCGCAAACAAGTTCAACTAAAAAATTAGAATACTCTGAATGTATGTTGTTGTGTTGATCTTTTAGAATAGGATACGATACTTTTTCGTCTTTTAGAAGAGGAGAATCCTCTATCAAATCTACTGCATTTGGTAATGCTTTAACGCCATAGACATGTATTAATTCTTCTAGTCCAAGATTGTCTTTATGAAAGTCTGATTTATTATTATAATGAAATGTTTGATTTGCCAATTTATGTTTGTACAAATAACTGCTAAGGTACAACCTATGTAAATTACTGCGACCAATAAACATGCCAATTGGTTTTTTTATATTCTTGTTAATTTTGGCATTAGCAAGTGAATCTTTTGTGCTCCTGAGAAAATGAGGACTTTGCTTTACAAATCTAATATTACCCACTGGTGGTTGTACTATATTACGTGTAATTACAGTGGTACGATCTTCCCAGTCACTTATATACTTCAGCAGATCTAATACTTCAAAATTAGGACCTTCATCGAGCAAATCTATAATTAAGTCTTGATTTGTATTTTTTGCTTCTACAATTGCTTGAACAGTTTCGCCTAAATTCCAAACTTTGCTATCACTGGTAATTACATTTGCAGTTACCAACCTTCTTGTCTCCTAATTACATCAATTTCACGGGTCATAATTGTTTGATTATGCCAGTTACTACGATAGTGATGTTTGAAAAATTTGCTTTGTACAGGAGTATAAATGTTCATTGGCAACCCTAGTTGCCTTGCAAGTTCTTCCATTTTTAGTGTTACAAGTTCGCCTGGAGCAAGGTGCTTTACATCGTTCCACATATCTTCAAGTAAAGCAAAGTCTTGCACCTGTTTGTAATCCCAATCACTGAGCATGGTTTTCCATGTGCCTAACCTTGATCCTGCAATTGCCCACAGTCCATGTTCAGTATCTGCACCTACATTGTGCCAGATGGTTAAATGGTCCAAGTTCCTGTTATGTACACGTTCTTTAAATTCACTCGCACTCGGCTTGGTTCCTCTATCAAGGCACATTTTTACGCCTTCTCTAAAGCCCGCACGAAAAGCATGTTTCTCACTGCCTCCTGGGTATGTTGTGCTATAGCAGTTATACATTGGCCAATAAAGATCATCAAAACAAAATTCAACATCAGTTTCATCTGCACCTTCACTTGCTTCATGTGTACGCATGTTGTTCACAAATGTTTTAGTCCATGAACTAATGCCACCGTTGCCATACATAAGTCCATTTATATCGTTACGGGCACGCCATCTGTAGACTGCTTGTTCGTACTGTTCTGTTTTGTATTCTAAGGTTTCGTTGAAAAAACTTTCTTCAGGTAGATTGTCACCATCAATTAAGATAAAACGTTCTGTATCACTGGCTTCGGCGGCGGCTTTGTGTGCAGCATCACTACCTTTTACACCATCTACACGTTTTGCCCAAGGTACCATGTTTTGTATCTTAATCCAAAACTCTTCCTTCTGAGGTTCGTCATAGCTTAGGTATATACAGTCTAGGTCAGCTACATCTACAGAATTTGTCATTGTCTATATTTCCCATCAAACGGTTCCAAGTCATTTCCACCTATAATAACACATGCTACCTGTCTATCACCAAAGTCCTGAAAAGAAAATATACTAAAAGTCTTGCGATCTTTAGAAACATACATAAGAAAGTCAGCCTCTTGAAAGCCATCTAAATTGATTGGTTTAAAAGTAAAAGTTCCACTTGCAAATTCTTCTTCTTTGTAATAATTTGTAATTTCACTGATGTAGTCAACACCATCTTCTCTACAGGGAATAGTGATATTGAGAAGCAGTTGTGTTTTTGGTCGAGGTTTAGGGGACGGCACAGGTTCTGCACTTGCGATAGTTACAAAAAGTATCACAAACAGTATTGATAAAAGTTTTCTCATTTTTACTCCTTCTACCTAATCTTGGTAGTAAGTCTTGAGCTTCCACTTGGTTGGACCTTCTTGGTCAACAATCATAATATTATCTGCTCTAGTTGAGGTAGATCCATCTTGATCTGGTACAAGTTTTGTCCAAATTTCAGCATCTACTAATTTTTCAATAGTACCGTTTCGTATCCTAACATCATAACGTCCTTCGGTATATTGTTCTTTTGAGACTACAATATAATCACCTTGAGATTTATCATCCATGGTATAAAAAAGAGGCTCACATGTTTCTTTATTATAGTATAATCTGTACTCGTAGTCAACCTTATTTTTTTCTATGTCGGCTATTAAACCATTTAGAATTGCAAGTACATCTTCACCCATAATAGTCTCCAAAATCTTTTGCTAGATGTTTTTGATTATAGTGTACAATTCCTGTTTGATTGTGTCCGTTGATACGTAATACACCATCAACTATTTCCCAAACAAGTTCTTTACTCCAATCTTCTGCACTGGTTCCAATTATTTGTGACTTCATATGAACAATCTGTGGTCCTATACCAGGTGTAATGTAGTCTTCTGCACACAAAGAGTAAACCAGGTCTGTGCTGGCTATTTCGTCTTGAGCGCCTTGAATAATAGTTTTTACTGAATTCCACTCTTCAAAAATTTGTCTTATTTTATAGAAAAACTTTTGTGCCTCTCTGCTCATGCGCCAGTAGGTTACAGCATTATAAACGTCTGGAAGATTGTTACGATCAAAAATTTTCCTGTAAGTTCTATTCTTTGAAGTCTTTCCATGAAAATCTCTACATCCTGTAGATATCCAAACTGGCTTGTTTCTAAACAAGGTCCACCAATGGTCGATTGGCCCACTAACCACCATATCTGCTTCTAGTTTAACAGTTTCATGAAAAGGACTTGCTTCAAATACCTGCCAGTCGGTGGTCCATCCACCAGTATTTCCATAAGGAAAATTCACCACATAGTCAAAGATACTGTTTTGATAATTTTCAGCATCTGTAAGCAAACAAACCTTTGCATCTTTGTGCCAGTATTTTATACTTCGTGCCAGAGTAATAGCACATGTCAAATAGTCTACTTGCTCGTCGAGACCAGCAACTATCATGTATCCTTTTTCAGCTTGGTATTGCATATAATTCTTCTAGATAACTTTTACACATCACGTGTAAATCATTGTTTTTCACACATATTTTTTTATTGTTATTTTTTTCTTGGTACTCGATCCACCAGGTGTTGTCCATATAGCTTACTTTTACATCAGTATCAACATTTAACAAAGGCCACGGAATTTCACACTGTGTTGGATGTAGATTTCCGTTGCACAATAAAAGAGCAATGCTTAGTGCATAGTCATTTCTAAACTGTTTTGTACTAAAACCAAAAAGTTCAGCATAGTGTTTATAATTTTCTTGGACCATTTTCCAAACTGTAAACACATCTTCTGTGAAACTATTGCTTTTTTCAAATATAACCACAGTGGCCCACCACATGTTTGTGTTTTTGGTACCAAACTTTTCTATTCTTGATTTATCATGATGTATACTCTGTACTGATCTATGACACAAAAAAGGTTGTGAGCTTGTTAAAAATGGTAGCAGTGCATCATTGTTGATCATATAGTCACTGTCAATGAGCAGTGTTCTGGTGTATGGCGACAGTTCTAAAGCACGATATCTTCCAAAATTATACCAAGTTGTAGATGATTGTCTATCAACAAAAAATCGACGATTGGTATCAGCACCTCTGTCTACAATGATTTGTTTTTCAAACACGTCTGTGTCAATGTGTTTGTCCGTTACAAGCGTGACAGGAATATCAAGATATTTGATTACACGACTTGCACATTCCATTGCCAATCTAGTGTAAGATATCTCGCTATCAAAAGCAAAAATCAAAGCACCAACGGTCATCGATTTTTTGAGATTTCTTTGTATTCTGCTTGCCAAGCATTCATTTGTTCTTGCCAGCGTTGTTTTGCCAAGTCACATAATTCATTGCTATCGACACTAACTGGAGTATTGTATATGTCTTCTAGCACAACAGTGCCTTCGCACGAATTACACAACACAATTAGTTCAGGTGATGCACGCCACATGCCGCCATTGTGTGCAAAAACCATCTTGGCCTGATAGGTTTCACGCAAAATAGTCCTTGCTTGTTGATGGTTAAATCTTGTTTTAATATTTTGGGAAAGTTGATCTGTTTGCATACTGTTAATTAGTATGCAAACTATTGTATGGTTTAATTTTTAAATTTTATGACAATGACCACGATGCACTGTTTTGAGAAACTGTTCCCCAGCTGTTAGTTAGATTGGCTGTTGATGGTGGACGTATAACTGTTGTCATAGTTAGTGTACCATCTACCTGATCAGTTCCAATTGTGCTATCGTTATCGTCTAGTGTTACTGCATAAGTTATGACCGCTCCTGATACACTTGCTTTTATTTCAATAAAGTTACTGGTGTATAGATAGGTAGTTGTAAATTTTTTCAAAATTGTTGTTGGTGTTCCGGTATAGTTTGTTACTGCACCGTAAGCAGTATTTAGAGTGTCCTCTGTGCCTGATCCGCCAATTTTTGAAGTGCCTGTGTATACTGTTCCAGCAATAGTTTTACTTGCGGCTGATCCTGTTGCAACAATAGTACCTGTTGCACTTAGTAGGTTTGTCCAACTGGTGTTTTGTGTTGTACTAGAACCACCTGAGCGTGAAAAACTCATTCTTATCATACCACCAGCGTTGAAAAAGTAACGCAGTTGGTTTGCACTGGCAAATGTTATGGTTTTTGATGTTGTTGCAGTGGTACTCCATGCACTGGTTGTTGTAGTAGCTGCACTACTGTCCGAGCCACTAGCGTTGGCATCCAAACGACCACTTGTAATATCCGTAATATTACTTGCTAGTGTTGTGTAAGCCTGTATTGTATCTCCCGCACTTGGATTTCCTATGGGTGATAAACTTGTGTTTTGATGTGCACCAGCACTTGTCATTGGTGTTAACAAACTGCCCCATTGTGTTGCAGTTATAGTTGATCCTGCACTTACTGCACTTATTGCACTTTGACCATATCCTGAATCGCCTGATCCAGTGCTCCATATTGCATTTATATCATCTTTGAAGCCGTTGTAGTCATCATCTAAGATGGTATTTCCTGAGCTATAAGTCATTTGTTATCCCTTTATTATATTTATATTTACACAATTTTCACAATTGCTTCAATTTTCCCAATTTGTTCTGTTGTCTTATTGTCTAATGCACGTCCAATTACATTAAACGCAGTTGATTCTTCTAGTGTTGCAGATCTTGCCAATCCGTTACCTGCACTAACTAATCTGTCACCTTTTGTAACAAATCCCATGACATTTACAGGTACTCTTCCGCTCATTGCAATTGGTGGGTGTGTAGCATCTGTGCCTGCACCACCATTCATTAAGTACGCAGGTTGTTCTGATACTACTCCAAATACCTTATCACTTAATTCTGTGTCGCATAATGTGACTTCATTTACACCGCCAAGTTCAACAACTGTTCCTGCTGAGTATTCAGCATCTGCATGAAAACGTTCTGCCATATCAGCATATTGTGCTGATGTTGCAAGAGCATGAACTGTATTGAATGCAACACTTGAGCTTCCAATGTTTCCTACTCCATCTGCATTGTTGTTTGTAATACTACCAACAGCTACATCACCAACGCCTACTGACATATTTGCGGCAGTTACATTTCCAGTTGCTGAAACTGCACCACCAGTGGTTAAGTTACCACCAGCAACGTTGCCTGTGGCAGTGATTGTAGTTGTAGCCGTAATGTCACCAGCTGCAACCTGTCCAGCAGTAGTTAAGTTACCAGCACTTACATTTCCAGTTGCACTTAAACTTGTGTTGATGTTTACAACTGATGTAGCACCATCAATTGTCATTGCAGTGGTAACTACACCACCATCATTAACACGGAAAATTAGATCACCGTCTTGGGTGTCGTTGTCAATTCTTACATCTGTTCCACTTACACTTATATGACCGTCACTATCTCCACCAATGTATAAACCAGTATCAGATAAAACACTTATGCTTGTGTCATTACTTGTAGCAGCATCTGATCTCATAAATGATGTTGAGTTTAAACTATCTAGTGTATCTGCGTTTGTTGCAGTTCCGTTAAACACTGCATTTGAAACTGCGGTGCTCATGTTTAAACCTGGACCTATAGTTGCAAATCCTGAAATAGCTACTGCCGGAGTAAACGTAGCGTCTTTTGAGAAAATTGAAACTATTACATTGTTCACATACATCTGCACAACAACATGGTCTGTGGCAACATTATCTGAAATTGTTGCAACTATTGCGCCTGATGTTCCTTGTCCACTTGTACTAGCAGGACCAACAGTTATGAAACTTGATCCATTGTAAACTTTTAACTGGTCGTTTGTTGAATCAAACCATAAGTCACCTTCTACATTTGAACTTGGTTGACTTGTGGATGCTATAGCACCTGATAATGATTTAAATATTGTACCGTTATAAACTTTAATTATGTTGTTGGTTTTGTCATACCAAAGCTGACCTGTTAATGGTGCTCCTGGTGCACTGGTGTTGGCTGCATTTTCAAGAAGCCTAATAAAGTTCTCATCTAAAAACTCTCCATATCCAGCGTAGTTTTTTCCAACAAGCGTTTGACTTGAATCTGTATTGATAGTACCATCTGCAACTACTGCAAATATTGTACCATCTGTTAGGTTAATGGTGTATGCCATTTTGTTTTACTCCGTTTACTACAAGTGTATTTATTATTTTAGTAATATACCTGTATTTATGTAGAACTCAAATTGGTTAAAGTCTGTATACGCACAGTATAATCAATTTGTATTTGTCTGTTTAAACTTTTTTGCACTGGATGAAAAATTACGTGTGTTATTAATCTTAGATCAGTTGCACTGCCGTTCCATGTTTTTAATCCTAATTCATCAAAAACATAATCGCCATTAAAGTCGGTTGAATTATCAAAAGCCTGTTGCCCTGAAGGCTCACCATAATCTAATAAACAACTTACCAATATATCTGTGTATACCTTGCCAGTTGTATGTGTTACTGTTAGTTTGTTTCGTGTGGTATCAGTGTTACTTGCACTGTTATCGTCTACAACTTTTGAATATGTTGGATTGTATAGATTGGCATTCTGTCCGGTTGTATTTGGTGGCAAATAGGTAATTACACCAGTGGTATCAACACTACTACCTCCATTTCCAAATGCCATGCTATATATTTGTCCAACTGCTTTGTTTGCAAGACTGTTTGCTAATGCTTCACTTATATTTTCATAATGAATAGCATTGCGTTTATCAACAATGACTTCACCACTGTTAGGATCAAATATTTTTATGTGTCCACTAATAGCAATTTGACCATTTTCATTTGGACGAACTTCGTCAACTGATTCTGTCACTGATTCCTCATTTGCATTTTCTTGTTCCATGCTGTATTTACCTTAATAAATTACCTAGTCTTTCAAAAACAGAGCAGCTGGTGTAGTTTGATCTTGTAGTGCAATGCCATTACTTGCAGTATCAACACCTTGTGCATACATTACGTTTGCAGTTTCTTGACTAAAATACACTTCTACTCCATCTCCAGGTGCAGTTACCAATGTAACTTCGGTACTAGTTGCATTTACTTCTGTTACCGTATAGTCTGTTTCAGGTACCAATACAGTTCCTCCAACTGTGACTGTAACTGCATCACTTAATTCAGTACTGTCAAGTGTTACTGGTACAACTATTGAAGTTTCAAAAACTTTGGTTGATCCGTCGCCTACATTTGTTTTATCTGTTGTGGTTTTTTCTTGATAGCGAGTAGGAAGTTGTTGTCCAACACCAACATCGCTTACAGTTGCACCAACTGCATGTTGATATATTCCAGTGCCCGCAGTTCCTCTTCTTAAACCGCTTACACTATTGTTCCCTGTATTTCTTGATCTATAAGTTATTCTTTCGCCACCTACAATCAGTTGTCCAAAAATGCCTTGTGTAAGATTAGGCTCGCCTAACTTGGTAACATCATTTACAAAAATAATATCATCTGAGATTGCAACTGCCTGTGCTAATTCTGTGGTGTTTGTTTTGTTAAACCTAAGCAGTTTTTGATTACCAAGCATGTCTTGGAAAATACGGAAGTTAAGACTGTTTGGTACAACACTATTTGTGAACATTGTTACTGCTAATACATCTGACGCATTCAAAATACTTAGATTAAGAACTAATGTACTAAGTTGGTTATCATTTGTTATTGTAAAATCAATGTTAGGTTGCAAATATTGTCCATTTAGAGTAACAATAATTCTTTGTGTTTCAGTTACTAATCTTCCTAGTGCAAAATTATTTGTTTCAATTGTAGATCCAATTGTCTCGTCAAAAGTACTTTCGTCATATGTATCTTCATCGTATGCAATGCCAGTGGTTACACCTTCAGTTGTAGGTCCAACAAACACCTTGGTCATAATATTCTGTTGAGATGTATCGTTGTATGTAGTAACATCAAAAAGTGCATTAAAAGCTGCACTTACTCGTAGGTTTATGTCACTGGTGTTGACAATTGTGTAATCAGCTTCAGTGGTGGTATAAATTTCAATCCTTGATCCAGAGGCTGGTAAAGACAGTGTATTAAATTCAATATATCTATCACTACTGCCGTCCCATGGGCTTAGAGTCCAGTTTACTGCAACATTCTGTTTGACATTATCAACGTAAACTAGTAAATCAGCAGAACTAATTAATGCTTGATTTGTTTTTGCAGTAGTACTTAGGTAATAAGGACCAAGGCTTGATCCGTCGCCGGTGTATTCTATTCCTTCTGGTGGACGTAATCTAAAACCATCTCTATCAACAACCATGTTTGCAATGTTTGTACCTTGTAGACTTGCAGTCAATGGGTATTGTGTTGTAGACCCATCATAGTTAAAATAATCATTTACCTCGGTGCTCCAACTACGTTGTATTGGAGTGGTTTCGCCAAGAGCAACAATTGTAAGCCATTGGGTGCTAGTAGGTTGTGTTGTAAAAGTGATTTCTGTTGCAAAACTACCACTTGCGGCAAAAGTATAATCATTTGTTTCACTGCCATCTAAGAAAATAACCATTTCGTCGATTTCTGAAAATGCTACGGGTATCGTTTGAGTACGGTTTGTAATACTACTGCCAACAAAACTCTCTTTATAAAGTTGTGAACCGCCGCCTAGTCCATATACTTCAACTCTTATAATATCGCCAGCACTGGCATTTGCACTAGCACTAACACTCACAGTTTTTGCAACCCAATTAATGCTAGTTACAGATGGTGGAAGTACCTGTCTAGTTGTTATGTTTATAACATTTAGACTTACAGGATGTTGAATAAGGTTTAGAAAACTAATTGTTACTCCGGTTGATTCAAAAGTACTACTTGTGCTTTTAATTTCAAATCCGTGTCCGTTGTTGCTCCAATCACTGCCGGGTCTAGTAAAAACTTTTAGATCAAGTGTATCAAATTCGCTTCCAGGAACAAGTTCTTCAGGAGCATGTGAACTGTACGTGTCAACAAATCCTCCTCCTTCGACATTTATATCTGTTGCTCTTGTACCAAGATATGTGTCGCTGAAACTGCTTTCATATATTACATCTAGGATTGAATCGTCGTATGTTGGTTCACCCTCTGGCCCAAAACTAATATTATCAAATGGATTAATATCATAGTTTCCAATATCAAAACCAGTGTTTTGATCAAAGTCTGGAGCATCAACTTGTACACCAGGATAGTCAATGCCAGTCATGACCTGTGCTAACTCGCGACCTGGTTCATTTGGACCAGGATTATACAATCCAATTGTTCTGTCAGCAGCATCTAGTGAGTCAGGATCAACAACAGTGTAATTGTCTGGATCAAATTCAGCAGTTGAAGTGAAATCTGAAGTTACACTGTAAACTTTAGGTTCAGCAACATTAACTACGCCTACAGTTGGAACTGGATAGCGTACTAATTGTCCAGTAGTGTATGAGGTATTTGCAGTCCAATCTATTACTGTGCTTGAGTATGTAATTCTGTTGTATGCAATAGTGGTTGTGAAATCACGAACTTGTTGTGTTCCTAGTACTGCTATTGCTGTTGCTCCAGTACCATTACCGCCTGAGATAGTAATAATTGGAGTTGTGGTATATCCACTACCAGGAGTAATAACATTTATTTTAGTTACCACGCCTGCAGTATTAACAGTTGCAGTCATTGTTGCTTGTGTTGTTGCGTCTCCTGTTACAATTACTTGTGGTGCAACTGTATATCCAGACCCACCATCGACCACTGTAGCACCCGAAACCACCAATAGATAATTTTGGTACCATTGACTGTACGGAAATGTAGTCCATAACGAAGACGTACTTGGTACTGCACTCTTGGATTCTGGATTTGCACTATCATCTAATATTGGAGATACAAACTGTTGTAAAGCACTATCGTAATAGGCTGGTAAATCAAAATCAGTTACACTGCCGTTGTAGATATCTTCGCCTTCGTATCTTAGATTGAATTCTCTAATTTGTACATGGTATGGTTTTACTTCTTTGATGTAATCCTCGACAAAGTCTTGGTTATCTCTTCTAAATATTGGATATTCAATCAAATCACGTATCTTATGATTAACATCAATTAAACTGGTTTTGAACAACCAGTTTGGTGCAGCCTGTTCACTCATGATGAATTCAAACATCAAAATTAACAATTCATTACGTCTAACTAATAAATCGCTTACAAATATTTCAGTGTTTAGAGCCTGTAATATTTGTCTTGTTTCTGTAATTGGTTCTTCACCAGCTATAGGATTTTCAATTGAGTAATCCCAAATAGTAGCATCTATTGCAATTGTTCCATCTTCTAAATAAACTCTTGTCCATTCGCCTGATGTTGTGCTATATTGATACACTTCTGTTTTTCCATTACTGTTTGCAGTAACAGTTGCCCATTCGCCGTTCTGTACATTATTGAGAGCTAGTAAATTACTGTAAACCGCAACCTCATAAGAAGAAGGGTTAGCACTACTATAAAAAGAACCGTCAGCATTTAATCCAAACCAGTCAACATAACTCCAATAAAGATCGGTTTTGTAACTTTGTACACGAGTCAGTAAAAGCGTACGGTCTGATTGAACAGTGTATATTGACCACAATCCTTCGTTGTTAACGTCGCTTGCTACTAGGTATCTATATCCAATTGCTACCTGTGATAGATCTTGGTATGTTAGCTCAGCATAGGTTAAAACACGTTTATCCCATTGACCGCTTGCAGTTGTTGGCTCAGGTTCTTCACTGTTTAGTAATTTAAAACTCTTGCTTTCTGAAATAGTATATAACTTCATAATAGAGTTTGCTCTAGTCATGTAATTCTTGAGTGCAAGAAATCTATCAACAAACATACTCTGTCTTGGTCGAAAACTCACACCATATCTGTCTGCAATGCTTAGTGTTGTATCTGGCACTGCATTACCTGCGGTATCAGCTCCACAGAAACTATCAAGCAATTTCCTATACAATTGTGTTCCTAAGAAACTGTTCTCGTCTCCATCGGTTATGATATCATATTCACTGTGAACAGCATCATCGTTGGCAATTTTATCAAACTCTACGTGCAATATTGAGTCATCAGCACTTATTAGGTTTCTTGAGTTAAACAGTGTAATTTCATTTTTTGCAATTGCGGCTGAATAACTAATACCACTGGCACGTGGATTAGAAATGTACTGTTCTATACCACTTGAACTAAGCGTTTTATTTGGACTGATAGCAGTTAATCCTTTAACCCAATAAAAATATTTTGTTACAAAGGTTCCAGCACTGTCGAGGTAGGTTATAGTTGTGTAACTATCTGTGGTATAGACTGTTCCAGGTCCACTATAGTTTGCAGGCGGTACGGTGTTTTCAGTCCATTGGTAGATATCTACACTCGAACCGTCGAATAACTGCCCCCAACGTCTTGCTCTAAACTGTATGTCATCCTGATTATAATCTATGAATCTCACAGTTGATAGATCCCACCAAATTTCGCCAAGGTGTTCTTCTCTCCACATACTTCCAAAATTGTTTACTGTGCCTGTGTTGTACAACGCAGGATCAATTCCGCCTGTGTAGTCTATGTTTGCTCTTGCGGCACCTAGTATTCTACCTTGCAGTGGATCAATGAAATCCAAGTATCTTGTAATACTATTAGAAACTTTATTGTATATGAATACACTGTTCAGCAATGCTGAATTTACAACTGGTGTTTCGGTATATCTTGCTTTCCAACTTGGTTCGTTATCTGCATTTGTAAACTGTGTTACACGACCAAAGTTGCCAGAGCTATCTCCAAGATCATCATTTGGTGCACCAACAAGTAAGATTCCATCTACGTAACTTACACTACTTCCAAACTTGTCAAGGCTGGTAATGCTCATATCATAAATTTGTTGTCCATAAACAAATTTGCCTGGGTTGGTTGCACTTGGAGATGCAGAGCTTAGATAATCGTATGTGTATGCAACGCCTGATTCAGGCATTGGGTCTACATAATTTGTTGATCCAGAATCAAAATCTGTTGTTGAACTATCAAAAGTAGTAGATAAGAATGCAGTTGCGTCTGGAGCTCCAACACTTAATGTAAGTGCATCATCGCTTATGTTTATACTTGTGCCAAAATGTGCATATTCTTGCGTAAATGGTGGCACAATTGTTTGAGCATATACCCAAGGTTTCAATCCTAAATCACTGAATGCAGTTCCTGTACCCGGTGCTACTTCTAGTTTGATAAACTGTTCTCCAGCTTGAACATCAACCAATGTAATTTGTAATGCACCATTTACAGTGGCAGCAGCTATATTTGGAATATTTGCATTTGTAATATCAGTAACCAAACTTTCAACTGTTGTGCCAGTAAGTGTTACATAATAGTTGTTGATACGTATACTGTCTGCGGCACTAAGCACAGGATTAGAAACAGTACCAGTAATAGTTCCAAACAGTCTACTTTGATTAATCCAACGCTCTACACTACCTTGTTCAACTGCAATTGCACTATCGTGTGGCATACTAATGTATGCACTACAATTTGTCGAACACATGTCAACTGCTCGACCAAAATAATAATTTTCTCCGTTCAATGCACTGTTAAAATTTTGTAGTGTGGTAAAACTATTGGTTTCAACTTCGATTATATCACCAACTGCAAGTGTTACTGGATTAAGTGTTGTTCCGATTGTTACCACACTGCCAGCAACACTAAATTGTGCATTGTTTGCGTTTCCAGTTGGAATTAAAAATGTTCCGTTAAGTTTGACTGTAACTGGACCAGTTGGTGCTACTGATGTTGTATAAGCAACAGTTGCGGCATTTGTTACCTGAAACCTTTCAACACTTCTATCAATAATAAAGGACTCACCAGCAAACTGATTTGTTGCGACTGTGGCATCTGGTGTGCCTATTAGTATTTGTCTACCATCGGTTGTTGTTGAAATACTGTAACCAAATTGATCAATTGTTGAATCTATGCTAGTTGAACTAAATGAGTCTACAAAATCCCAATGTGTTTTTGCATTTATTGTTAAAGTTCCTGAGCTTATTCCTGAAGTTAATACAATGTCAGTTCCAACAACTGTGTAGTCAAAAAATGGACGTAATAAAACTGAGTCCTGTATAACAGTCATTGAATAAATGTCACTAGCTGTAAACAAAGTTGTAAAACTAAAGTTTGTAGTCAACACACTTGGATTATAAGTTTGACTTTCACGTCTAGTAATAACAATTGCATCATCAAGATTTGGTGCAACAGTGAAATCTACTGATTGTATTCCATCTGAAGTACTTACTGTATAATCAACACCAGCAGTCTGTTCAAGTGTATTACGAGTAACCTTAATTTGTGTTTGGGCAGTTCCGTCACTGGCATCAACTTGAATTGTTGGTTCTATCACAAAACTAAATGTTGTTCCGTCGCCAGTGAATGTTAAACTCTGTGTTTGCACATTTACTTTGTTGTATGCATAAATTTTGTTATCAGCCGGAGCACTAATATACATCCAGCGTTCATCATCACTAACTGCTACGCTATAACCAAATTTATCAGCGTCATTTGTTCCTGTGTTAAAGTGCTGATAAAAACTATAAGTTCCGTCTGAGGAATTTCTAAGAATAGCACTTGCATAACCTTTATCAGAATCTGAATCAGGTGCACCAACTAAGGCCCATTCAGTATCACCTACATCAGTGCTAAATCCAAAACCTGTGAACGGTTGTGATGCATCAGGAGAAAGAATTGTTTGCTGAGCATAAGTTGAACCATTGATTGTTGACCCATCCTCTAACTTGTTAAACGCATAAACACCACCAGTGCCACTTGCGTATCCTGTTGCTCCAACAATCAATCCATCATTGTTTAGTCCTTGTGCCAAAGAGGTTCCAAATAGATCATTTATAACTGGTGTTTCAGCTTGTATTTCGCCTGTGGTTGAAAATGGATTTTGTTTTTGTAGCACTGTCCAATTGTCATTACCGTTATTGTCCACCCATACTTGATTTGTAGCAACTAAACTTGTACTAAAACTTAGTCCAGCAATATCGCTTGGCTGAGTAACTCTTACACTTTCTAGTGTAAAGGCTCTTCCATCTCCATTTGTAATTGTTGTTACATCTTCAGGCAGACTGAGATTTACTGTGAGTGTTTTAAGTCCGGGTACAGTTTGTATAATGTAAGCACCGTCAACTGCACTGTTGAAAAATTTTATTATCAATCTTTGTCCAACACTTAAACCATGATTAACATCAAAAGTAAATGTGCAAGTTCCGTTTAGGTTGTCAACCACTGTAGTAAGTGTAGAATTTACAAGATTAACTCTGTAAATATTCCAATCGTAACTGTTTGCTTTTGCTACCCAAATATTTGTTCCTACCACAATATTATCAAGATTGTTTATAACTGTTGTTAAATCATCAAAATCAAAAACTTTAATATCAACATCATCATAATTTACATAACCAGCACTTGGCAATCCAACGGTATCTGGAATACCATTTATTGTTGGTAATATATCAGTGGTGCTTATTTTATAACTTGATTTGTAGATATCATCAATTAAAACTGTTTGTTCGGCAGTTGAAGTAGTATTAGGGGCAATCACTGCGACTGTGCTTGGATTACTAAGAAGTTTACTTTCTTCTAGTTGTAATTCAAAATAACTTCGGTTAGCATTTGCTCCATATATAGCTCTTTGAATTGCCCAGTTTTCGTAAATTTGATATTCTGCTTCTTCTTTTCCAAGAAACGCATTTTTAAATATTTCTGCTGATCTAATAGTGCCTTTTGTTCCTAAGAAACTGGAATACAATCCAGCTTGTGAAATATCATCAAGATTGAGATTTTGCATGTACTGTCTTGGACGAAATCCAATTAGTCCTAGTCCTAGTAGCGTTGAATCGCTTTCAAGATTAGCAGTGTGAATGTTGTAATTGTCTTGAAATTCATCTGCTTTGGTTGCAAGGTTAGGAAGTAAACCAGTTTGTATTCTAGCGTAATCACTCTTTATCCAGTCTGCAAAAACAAAAGTTTGGCTTGGTGGTAATATTGTAGTAGCACTCCAATATGCATTTTTATATTCTACAATTTGACCTTTGGTGTAGCCTACATTTGGCTCCCATGGTTTAATGTTATCCTGGTTCAGTATAAAACCTTGTGCGTCCAGTGTTCCATTCCATTCATAGACAGTGTACCCATTTAATAACAATCTGTTTTGTCTTGCACCAGTTACTGGTTGATAGATTAAATCATTAAAAATACTTGTGTTATCGAAAACGATAATGTGCTCATAAGATGTAAACCTAGCTTGAAGGAAACTAAAAGTATTATTGTTCAATCCTACAAGTTTAAGTTCATTTCCTAATCTTTCTACTGCATAGTCTTCTGATAACAAAGATCTAAAATTTTGATTTAAGATTACATCATTGATATTTTCAGTTGCTAGACTTTCTACAACACTATTTTCTTTGGTAAGTTTTAAAACATTTGCAGCTGGATTCAAGTTTATCACACTTCCTACAGTCCAAGATTGTCCAACCCAGTATATAAACTCTTGGGCCATCTGTGTCCAGTCTACAATAATTTCATTTTCAGTCGACTCGAAGGTCATTCCTTGTTGGTTCAACAATTTGCCATAACTTGCTAAGAAATCTACCACTGCACTTGTGCTGGTAAATTCATAGCCATAAGGAACTTGTACCACTTGATCGGTAAATGTTTCAGGTACTCTAAAAGTGTCTCCGTTTACAGTGAAGGTGCTAAATGTACCTGCAGCCGTACTCTTCAAAATATTAAAGTATGGTTTAGTAGTAGAATAACCAGCAACTTGCCAACCGTTGTTTGTTCTTTGAACAATAACACTTGAATATTGTATTTCACTAAAACCTGGGTTCTTGTATAAAAATAGTTGATAACTTTCATCAGGCAACAACAAACTACTGTTTAGACTGTTTGGAGATGATTTCTCTGAAAATATTTTCAAATAGCTTTTATCACTGAAAGCAGCCATTCTATAACATAGACGAATGTCAAGATTTTCTAATTTTGTTTTGACTAAAGCAGTACTGTCAACTCCTGTTAATCTATTGTAATCAACTACAAAATTTATAAAACTGTGCTTTGCAGTTCCATTACCATAGACCTCAACAGTCGAAGCGTCTATACGATATCTATTATTGTAAAGATATTGATTGAAATCTGTATTGTATTTGTATAAATCTACATCAGCAAACAAGCCAAAGTACTTTGCAGGCATGGTGAGAGCAAGCAGTCTCTGTATGGCAAAAGGATAGTAGCTACTTCTTCTCCAAGCAGTTTGTGTAGGACCATAATCTCCAGCAACCCAACTTTTTCTAAAGCTGTTTAGATCATAACTTCCAACAATAGAGACCATTGGATCAACTAGATTACCCTGTGAATCTGTCGGTATACATTCCAACAATTGCGGACGCACAAATTGCGATCTTATTACATCACCGGTTGGATAGGCAATTTTACCATCAGCCATATCTTGCCAAAGAACAGTATTTCCACTGGTATAAGGAGCAGGACCATAACGTGTGTTCCACCAATCTGGTTTTTCACTTAAACCGACCATTTCCCATGGACGAGTATCAGGACTATCTGTATCATAGAGATCAAAATATATGCCACGCCAAAAGCCAAGTAAAGGTTTTCCATCTAGTCTATTTGCACTCTGACTGTAGTTCCAAGTAAAACCGTTATCAGCATCGTAGGTCTGAACTTTATATGGAACTCTTTGTGAACCAACCCATGCAAGAAAACTAACATTTAGAATATCGTTTATCTCAGTGAGTGTGTAGTCTGTTGTTCTAAACTGTCCTGGAATAACATCAACAGCTTGAAGTGTAGGATTGTATTTTTCATCAGCAGTTAGTTTAATATTATTGTAACATCTTTTTTCAAATTCTAATAACACACTATTTCTGTAATCACCATCTGGAAATGATACTGTGATACTACCATCGTGACCTTGTATTACATTTGTTGGTTCTACATAGGTGTTGTCAAGGAACGTTTGTGGCATATACACTTGATATAAGCCTAACATGCTAGGAGTAGCCGGCACGTAACTCCCATATGTCGTTTTGTATTCTCTTAAAATGATTTTATCGCCAATTGCTAGTGTGATAGCAGCACTGTTAATTGTAATTCTTGGACCATCAGTAGCAACTGTGTATTCATGCCCATCACCAATTAGTTGTGTTTCTACACCTGTTGAAACTGGAATATAATACACCAGCAAACCTTGGTAATTTGCTGATATAAAGTTATAACTGTATAGTGTATCAAACACGTTTGTTGTGATTGGAGTCACAGTGTATGTTGTTTGTTCATACGTCGTACCGCTTGGGATAGCATCAGTCCAGTAGAATGATGAAGATGAAGTTTTTCCTGCGTTTATTGCCAGTAGAGTTTGATCAAGAATCTCAGCCGCAGTTTTGTTCTCCCAATCGTTGTTTGCAACGTAATCAAGTATTTTGTTCTTGGTTTTATTATACTCAGAAGCATTGAATTCCAATGCTCTAAAGAAATCAGTGCTTCTTTCATTTATAAAAGGAGTTGTAAGTGTCAATGGTGCACTTTGTTGAAGTATTAAATCTCCATATGGAACAACATTACCAAGGTCACGTATGTTATTTGCTCCGTGTATCTTGCCTGAGAAATGTTCAAGATTTTGACAGATACTTTCATAGTGTGTTCTAATTGTACCTAAAGTAAAAGTAGAACTATTTTCATTGAGTGCATTTGATTCTAAATTGTCTGGAATGGTATAAAAAGCAACACTACTTGCACTATCGCTTATTACCTGTACTTCTATTACTGATCCTGTTGGCGGAACAGTTGCTGGTTGTCCAACTATGTTTGCATTAAATGTGATTTCGGTTATACCTGCACTGTTAGTTGCATAGGTATAGGTGCTAGGTAGTACAAATTGTCCTTCAACAAAAACTTTTACTGGCACAAGACTTGTATCACTTGACACTTCTATGTCGAGTACCAACGGGTTGCCATCAAACTCAAAACTAAAACTTTGACGCTGAACATAATTTGTAAAACTGGTTTGCCATCCAAGTAGTTTAGTAAAACTATCAATTGTGTTGTACTGTCTTACTGTACCAAGAGAAATATTTGCGGTGGTGCCATTGTTACTTGAACCGTAGGTAAATGTATCTGAATAAAAATTATTATCAAACACAATATCACCAACGTTGTTGATGGTTAGATATTTTAAAGGTTGTTCAATAATAGGATCTGTGGTTCCTGTGCCAAGTGCATAGCTGAAAATTTTAGTTCCTGCAAAAGTAGTTGAAGGGTAAACTGAACTATCACTTAAACTGTAGCCACTTGCATCATATACGTTAAACAATGGTGCTTGATTTGTATCTGTTTTTTGTTGAGCTTCTGTCCAAGTTGTGCCATTGAACCAGTATGCTTTTCCTTGCTCGGTAATTCCAGATCTTACAACAACTGTGGTATTAGTTGCAACGTCAGGTTCAGTTAAACTTGCGGGTTGTAAGTCAATTACATCACCTGCTCCTAGGTTAACAAATTGCACTGTGTAAATTTTATTTCTAACTTCGGGATCAATATCTGCATTGAATATAATTCTTGAACCTTCAATAAGCGTATAGCCATCTACTGAATATCCGGAGGTTCCGTTTATATTACTAAAAGCATCAGTTTCTTCAAAATCAATAATATCAACTGGTTGTGTAGCAAGAGTTCCAAAATTATACAATCTTAGATTTTTAATAAATTCAATAATTGGACGTTTAGCTCTTGCATCATTATCTAAGGTTAGTACTGTATTATTGTAGGTTGCAGTTGCAGTTAGTACATCAATATGAAACCATCTATTGCCTCTACTCCATGAATTTAGATCAATACTTGCACGATTAATTGTTAGATAATCTTGTACAAGCGGAGCATCGGCAGTGGCATCAAACCCACCTTCATCAAATGATGTACTATCATAAGGTACAGTATCAGATTTTGTATAGGTCTCAGGAGTGATAAGGTCTGTGACTTTTACAAATTCAATTGCAGTACCAACACCTTCTATGTAATACTCTATGTTAGCGTAACTAGCAGGAACTACATTTCCAATAAACTGGACTTTCAATCCATTGGTGAAAACCACACCATTTGGTGATGTGTAGTTGGCTTTTCCTAGTATGTCTGCAATATTCAAATCTGAAGAATTTATTTGATCAACTACTCTTATAACACCAAAATTGGTTTCATCGCTTCCATCTTGATAGTACAAGATATCAAGATTAGCAGTTATCAGCGGCTGTCGTGCAAACACACCTTCAGCAGTTTTGTACATGGTGCTACCAGAGTACTCTGTGCCATATTCTATCTTTGTTTTACTTAGATTTGCTATGCTTTGAACTTTTGTAAGTTCCATAAACGGACGAAGAGGATCGTCGTAGTTGTAATTGATACGCCATTGAACGTAACGCTCAGGGTCGGTGGCAATAGCACCTGAATCACTAAATGCTGTTGTATCAAATCCTTCACTGCTAAATGGTTCTTCGTCTTCCCAGCCTTGGTCTGTGGTTGTGTTGAAAATAAGTGTGCGATTTTGTAGATCAGTGATCCCATCAATACCGCCATGTTCTTCTAAAAATACATCAACGTATCTATTGTTAATTTGATTGAATTGTAGTGTATCTTCTACTAGGTCAGTTGAACCTATATCAGCAAGATTAAAGAAAAAATTCTGTGCAGTTTTTGCAGGAACATTAAAAGAAACTGTGCCAACATCGTCACCATTGTTGCTTACTCCAAGTACTTCACGAGAACTTTGGTTGGCTTGTTGTGGTAATACACCACTGGTTCCAGGAACACTTTGTATCCAAAAATTACGTCCACTTGCATTTACATCAAATGTATAATTTCCTTCTCTTACAAGTGTGATAGTAGGCAGTGTGCCACTATAACCACTAAATTTATATCCGCCTTCACTGTGGGTTACGTCAAAATTGTCCGCGGTTGGAATTGTGTTTGCAAAAACATCTACACTATTTGGACCTGCTGGTATCCAGTAGTACTGTCCAAAGTTAACAAATTTATCGTAATCAATCATTGGATCGTAGCTGTAATGCTCGCTATTGAACAACCTATCGTGTCTTGTAGTGTTTGCTCCTTGCATTTTTAAACTATCAATGACGCCAGGATAGGTAATTGCGTTGTCAACTGTACTTGTATCAGGTTTAAGTTGAACTACACCTGGTTCCAGTTGATAATCTGTTCTAGTTTGAGATGGTTCAAGAATGTAGTTGTCACTAGCAGTAACACCTGGGCCAATCTTACGTCCTATGTAACCTTCTGTTGGTTTAAGTTTAGGATTTTGTGTAAGTTGATCAAGAGTACTTCTTAGAAGTTGCTTGTTTGCTGGTGTTTGAAAGATTTCAGGTAAGAAATCTTCTGAGCGAATACGCTTAGCCATATCTTAAACTACTCCACTATTTGGTGCAGTTCTAAGTTGACTGCTGGTCAGTGCATCAATGACTTCAACATCATTTACTGTCGCGGCATTCACAAAAATTTCGTTTGCTTGAGATCTTATTTCGTATAAATCACCAAAAGATTTCAAAGGATTTGTAGGCACAAGCACAACCGTGCTTATGATTGAACCAAGTTGATCATGAAGATAAGAACTCAGCTCTGAAAAGAAAAATGTGTCTCCAAAATCCCAATTTTCAATTGTAAAATATTGATTGATTGCATTAACAACTTGACTTTTTATTTCACTTACGCTTACTGTGCTTGTAGCATTTTTCACACATTTAATAGTGGCTCTAAGTTCTTCTTGTGCTTTGATTCCAAACAATGGTTTGAATGTTACACTGTTTAAGATAATATTATCTGAAATCATTTTATATTGATCAAGTGTATTGTACGAAGTAGTAAGTTCATCAATTGTTGGTTTTGCTGGCTCTTTAACCGAACCAGTGGTATCTCTTAGATAATTTTGATATGCATTGTAATATGACTGTGTTAAAAGGAAAATATCAATGATATTGGTTGTACCTGGGTCAATACGTCGACTCAGTGGTGCATTGTGTCTATACTGAAAATAAAGATCTTGTCTTCCAACATAAGTTTGATAGCCAGTGACTTCACTGATGGTTCTAGTACCATCATAGGCGACAGTTAGTTTATAGAATTTTTCATCTGTGTACGCATAGAAAACCTGTCCATCTACGTATTCGCTTTTATCTAGTTCAATTGCATCTTTTGTTGCATAAGTGCCGTTGACTACTCCACTTGCAAGCGGAGTATATCTTTCAAGATTATCAAAATCTATAGTTTGCTGAAGGTATACTCTTTTGCTATTAGGGTTGGTATCTGGTGCCACCAATGTTTCAAAATAATCTGGATTGTCTGGAATGCCATCATTGTCTGAGTCTTTATAGCTGACTCTTACTCTAAAGTCATCGATGAATCCGTCTGCTTCAACTGGTTGTCCAATTATATCCAATATTTCATCACTGTTTAGTGTTGAACTAGAGTCTGGTAAATTGTTTGTTTTTAGTACATTTATGAAATCATTTACAACCTTGCCTGTTTTTGGATCATAAACTTTTTGTGTTCCATCATAGAAAAAACGTGTTTCTAGTACACTAGCCCAAAAACGATCTAAGCTTCTCGAGCTTACTGTGTAGGTTACGCCATCAGTTTCAAATGCAACCAACCAAGAATTATCTAAATTAGTTCCTGAAGTATTTTGAGCATATGCTAAACTAAAAGTAGTACTGCTATCTAGGTTTGTTGATGTGATGATATACCATGTTTGCGTAAGATTATCATAACCCAAACCAAAATCTCTATAAAGTTCAATGTTTTCTCTCATTGTGGTTTCAATAGAGGTAGGCAAATCAGTAATAAAATTTACAATTACCTCTGTGGGCACTGCATCTGTAGGAATAAAAGAGTTTAGAGTTACAGGACCAGTACCGTCAGCATTATTGCCAACACCAAAGTTAGTACCATCAAGTTCTAATGCAGTTACAGTTGCCCAAAGTACCATCTTATCTCCAGGAAGTGTCGGAGATCCAACTGCTAGTCTATTAGTAGCAGTAAAATATTGTCCAGCTGGTGGAACAAATTTTACCAATCCACCTGTTGCAATATATTTTTTATTGTCGCTTGCTTGAGGTCCTACAGGAGCCGGTGCTCCGCTTGAGACAAATTTGAAATATCCAGTTGTTTCATTATTACTAGTGGTGCTTTGATTCCATTCAAGGTTTAAAGTTGTAAGACTTGGTCGATTGAAATTTTCATAGTAAAATTCTTGCATACCTCTACTGGCTAACAGAGGTTCAACTTGATTGACAATTACATTGGTAATGTCATTTGCATCAGCAAAAGTAAATGTAAAGCTAGGCACTTGTGTATTTTCATATATCATGCCATCAGATGCAAAAACATTTGTGCTTGAGTATTTTCCAGTGATATCTACTAAATCCAAGTACCTACTAGTACCAATTGAGCTTCTGTTGACAGCTTTGGACTTGATTATAGTTGAATAAAGAGTATATGGAAAATTGTTGTAGTCTTCTCCGTTAACCATTCTATCTTGAGTATAGTATCTTGCTGGAGCTCTTTGTTTGATATCGTTTATATTTTCTCTACTTGCCGCATTGCTGACTGGTACTGTTAATGCACAAGTAAAGGTCAATGTTTCATTTCTTCCTGTTTTGCTTACGTAACCGATATTAAAAGTTACATTTTGCATTTCATCTGGATTGATAATGTAGTTTAAACCATTTGAACTTCTAACGTAAGTTCTAAATGTTCCAACTGGTATACTGCTGAACACACCATCGCCAAAGTTCAAGTTAATTTGGTCGTTTGTTCTTGATGTAATTGAAAAATATCTACGTTGTTCAGGTGTAAGTTCTTCAACTGCACCAGTGTAGATGTTTTCAACTTTTTCCCATTCTGCAATTATTGAGTTTTGTGCGTTAAGTTGATACAACCATACGTCTTCGTTGTTGATACCTTCTATGTTTACGTTAACAACTCTGTTGCTGATTCTTTCTCCAAGATTAAATTGTTGATCTTGTAGAGATCCTTGTTTAAAATAAAAAAAGTAACCAGTGTTTGCACTAGCATAGCCTTGTTTGTCATTTCTATACAATAGGTTCAACGGACCACTTGGTGCTGGTGCAGGCTCATATAGATATGTTTCATTTAATGAAGTTGCATTAACTGCTTCAAACGTCATGTTGGTCCCATTTACAACTTGGCTAAATGGCACAACTGGTAAAAATCCTGCTATTAGATTGAGTGTGTATTCATCTGTATCGACGCCTAAAAGTGTTTGACTGTTTCCTGGTTTTCCAAAACGCTGACTCCCACTAAGAGCTGCATTTACAACAACTGTAAATTGTTCCAACCAATTTGGGTTGGTACTATCGTTCCAGTTAATAGTGATGTTGGAAAGATTTACACCTGTGAAGTCAATTACACCTTCTGTGGTGCTGATACTTTGCACTTTTAAAAAACCTTGTGCAGCAGTGTTACGTTTAGGAGTATAACTAACTAGTTCTGCAAGTCGAGTTACACTGTCTCTTCTTTCAGCAGTATCAATAAAATTTTCTCGTGTGTTAAGATCATTTCTAAAACTTCCTGCTTGACCCATGAAAGCCATAACATCAAGAATAGCTATAAATTCGCTAGATTCTATATAATCGTTGAAACTTTCAGGATAGTATAGTCTAATATAATCAATAAAAGTCTTACGAAGTGTTTCAAAATCATAGCTTTGAAAGTCTGCTTCACGGTATGTCTGGTAGATTCTTTTCCAATCTTCCACACCAAATATACTTGTTTGTCTTGTAGTTTTAGCCATGTGTGTTTCCTTACATGGTATTTATGAACATAATTAACTACGCAGTTTATCTACACGTCTGCGTAGGCGGCTCTCATGGTCTCACTGTTAAAAAATATATTAAGTAGTTCACCTTGTTGTCCGCTTACAGTATCAACTTCAAGTTCAATTAAGATTCCATTTTCTTGTGGATAAACGTTGATATCAGAAACATTTATTCGAGGATCTTGTGCAACAATGCGTTGTATTTCAGTATTGATTGCTTTAGTTGTTGGAGCACCTTGAGGTTCAAACAACAAACTCCACATGGTTGTACCAACGTTAGGTCTGCCAGGCATTTCGCCTTGTCTGATCGTGAGTGCATTTAAGAGATCACGCTTGATCAATTCAAAATCTGTGACTGTGTAGTTCTTGTACCTTCCAATGGTACTGTATCCGATAAATGTTGGCATAATGTATTTATTTTCTCTTTTTTACGTGCTTATTCCGTTGACCTTTTTGTTTACAACTATGTTTTCTAAGGCAGTATCAATACTTGTTCTTTGAGTTGTATTCACTGCACCCAAACTTCCAGTAGAAAAACCTTGGATTTCGTTGCTGAGTTTCTGTTGTGCTAATTGAACTGAAAACTGTCCACCTCTTACAACTTCATTCATTTGTGTGTTTGTTATTTTTGCACTATTTGCTCCAGCAAATGTTTCTCCAAGCACTGCGGCACCTTCTTGCCATTTCTTTACTGCGTCAGCACCAAACTTGCTTGCACCACTTATCAAACCACCAAGAGCGGCTTCATCTTCTAGTCCGGTTACAATGCCAGCATTTTGTAATTCGCCCAGTCCTTTGTTAAATAAATCTGTTTTTGTAACGTCTTGAAGTGTTTCGTTGTTTAGAAAATCACTCAGTCCATTGACACCTTGTGAACCAGTCCATACACTTGAACTTCCTAGCACAGTATTTAGATCAGCAGTAGCATCTTTCAAAAAGAATTCACTTGTGCCTGGCTTTAGAAGTCCACCTTTTTCTAGTTCGGCGGCACTGAATCCAAATTTACCCACTCCGTTTGCATTAGATATTTCATTGAAGTCTTGTGGAACAAGTTTGCTTGACTGTGCTACCATACTTGTTACTTTTTCTGGTGGTATTTTACCAACATTTGTTTTTGCTTGAGATTGTTTTTCGTAGTCACCTTCGTTAACTGCATCAATTTCAGTTGCTTCAGCTTTGGTAACTGCTTCTTGTGTTTTTGGTTCCAACGGAACTTGTTCAGCAGTTGATTCAAGGCTAGTACTGGTGTTTACACCTGTACCACGTGCCGCAAAAGGTTCATGTGTTGGTGCTCTTGTAACAATTGTTTCTATTGACGCTGGATCCTGAATCCATCCTTGTTGAGGATCAAACTTAGTATCACTCAAACGCAACTTTGGAATTTCTACTGTTTTTGAAACAGGAGATGCTGATCCACTGTTTAACTTGATACAACCAGCTTCAAGAGTAAGTCCAGTGCCTGCACCCCATCCTCCAGTTCTACTGTTTAGATTTAACGATCCGTCACTTTTAATTCCAACTGAACTTTTGCTATATGCCAGTATGCTATTGTTTCCGGTCAAACTTAGACTTCCAGTTTCCAAACTCATAGCACGTTTTGCAAAAATATTAACGCTACCTTCTTCGCTGGCAATGTTTATATTTCTGTCAGCATGCATGTTGAGTTCGCCAGCACTTCTTATGTTTAAACTGTTTGATGCATATACATCAATAGTACCTTCGTGACCTAGTTCTATCCAGGTTTGTCCATTGGCATGCATAATATGAATTGTTTGTTTACCAGCAGTATCATTCATCATTATTTGATGACCAGCACTGGTACGAATTCGTGTAAGGTTATCTTCACCTGTTAGGTCACCGTCATCCATTACAAGACTGTGTCCACCTTTACGTGCTATTATCGTAGTTTCGTTTGGTTGAAGAGTACTGTTTGCTACTTTAGCAGCTATTTGTGCATCAGTTAATCCTCCCTGATAAACAGGTCTACCAGCAGTGCTTATTCCAAATACTGTGCTTGGCGATTCCCTTTGACTGTTTGAACCAATAGGTCCAATCAAAGGATCTGCTATTACACCTTGGGAAAGCATTTGTCCTGCAAGTACACTGTGAACTGGTTTGGTTTGGTCAAAGAATCTTGGATTTTCTGATATTGCTTCATTGGAATTGTTGATCTCTACAACTGGTAGTTTTGATTTGTTAGCGAATAATGGAGAATTGCTGTCATCAACATATTTCTTGCTTGATCCAATTGCCGGAACCATATGATTAAGTCCTGGCGATATTGGCATACCAAGATAGTAACCTTCGTTTGGATCGCCGTTTACAAAGAAACAAATTACTTTTGTTCCAAGGTCTGGCGGAGTTCCAAAGAATCCATAGGCATGATTGTTACCGGTAAAACTTCCTGGGCCAGTTGGTTGCTGGGCACTTTGTTGAGTATATCCATAGTAGGGAGAAATATAATTTACTGTACGCCACAGGTCTTTGTTGTTTTTATCGTCACCAGAAATATACTCTATATAAACCTGTAGTCTGCCAGCTCTAATAGGATCAATATTATTAACAACTTCACCAAGAAACGGTCCTGATTCAGCTGGAGTACCTCCTGCACTTGTTTTGTATGCTCCTGGAGCTCCCCTACTTCTTTGATAGTTTTCTGCCATTTTTTACTGCCTATTTAAAAAGTGAACTCTTGCTTGTACCAGCTCCGCCGCTACCAACAACTTTGGCTCCACGAGCTCTGGCATTTTCTGCCTTTAGTCTTGCAAGTCTACGTTTTCTAGCGAATAAACTTTCTTGCATTGGACTTGTCTTAGTTCCAGCATCGTCGCTTACAGTATTGCTTCCAGGTTTTGGTTGTACTGGTGGTTGAACAACTGTGTTTGGTCTTGGTTGCCAATCTGATTCACCTGGTGTTACGTCTGCATCATCTGAATAGTTTACAGTTGAATCAGGTAATTTTGCAACTTTGTTAGTAGTAGCATTATTTACTGTAGCACTAGAGTATGGTTGAGTATTTGTTTTACTTCCATCAACAGTTGCAGTTTTAAAGTTTCCAGCACGAGGATCTGGAGTGAATGAAGTACTGCCATTATTGCTTCGACTAGCACCAGTTGGAGTTGGTCTTACTGTAGGTGTTTCAACTTTGCTTGCTCTTGGTGTTGTAGGACTTATAGCTCCGCCAGCACCACCAAAAGCATCTAAACCTGGTTCTTCTACAACATTTTTCTCGATCTGTTTTTGTTTAGGACTGTTTACTGCGTTGTCAAACATTCTTGCCACACCTTGAATAGATTGTGTAAACTTGCCATCAACTAATTTGTTTGTAACATTAGTTGCGGCATAAACCAAACTTTCAGCAGCTAGGTTTTTTTCTCCTGTGATTTTACTGTCAGAGTTTTCAGCATTCACAGGTGTTTCGCCAGTGGCCATATTGTAATCAACCGGACGGTTAAAACGTATTTCAAATAGTACTTCGCCAGCGTTGCCATTCACACTTCCATCAGGTTCAAATGCTTCAAGATTACCAGCACTGTAAAATAATTCACTTTGCATGATAAAATCTGGATCACCTACTATTGTAACATCAGCTTTGGATACATCTGCTGGCGAATAAAGTCGTGCGGCTAATTGTGCAGCCGGTCTACCAGCATCGCCTTTTGCACCTTGCGTACTAGAATCAGGGGCACTTTGAAAAAATCTTTTTTCAGCAAATCTTGCATCATTTCCAACCGCCACATCTTCATCTGCAATTAACCCATCTTTGCCCATGATAGTTACATAGTTCGATTTAACTTCTATGTCAAAATCTATAACTTCTGTGTTTAAACCAGTAAACCAGTAATTGTATATCTTGTGAGCTCCTCGATACATTGCAGGCGGAAAATAAGGTGATCGTGGTGTATTGATTTGATACCTTGAGATTCTATAGGTAATCTGATATGCATAATCGTTGCGTACCTTGCAATATTCTTTTGGAGCAGCAAATTGAGTTATTCTATACCACTGCACAGTTTTAACAGGTGGATTACGAATTTCTTTGTTGGTTATTTCGTCGAATGCAATAGTTTGTTGTGCAGTAACATAGGTAGAATTTTTTAAAACTTGATCGATCAATTGAATAATCTGAGTACCAGCACTGATACTATACTCTTTGGTTTGCTTGTCCAGTGCTTGTTTTTCCATATTCTTTTGTTCATTAGGGTTGCTTGATTTCTGAAACGTTGTTCTTGTTTTATTTGTTCTACCTTGCTTATCCATTTTTGCATCAATTAATCCAGGTACATCTTCAATTTCGATTATGTATTCATCTGGTATCATGCCATTCTTTTTAGCCAGTTCACGTTGATGTTGATTCAGTGCATCACACAATCCTGATGTAACAGTTCTGTCTTGAAGTCCAAGTTTACCTGCACGTTGTTGTTCTACACTGGTTGTAACATCTTCTTGTACCTCAATGGTTGTTGCATCACCAAATTCTGTGAAACTTGGTTTCTTCACTGTGGTTCTAGTTACAAGTGGCACAAGAGGTTGTAATTCACTGTTACCATTTAATAACTTCTTGACAGTTGATGCACTAAGTTGAAAGTTAAAAGGTATGCTGCCTCGTGCGGTTGAATAGCCAACAATATTCTGTGGAGTTGCACAATTACAACTGTAGACCACTGCTTTGTTGTTTATCTTGTAATTAATATCGTTGAACTGAAACGGAATAAACTTTTCAACTAATGCCTCTGGATCACTGGTGCTTTCTAATTCACGTGCTTGAGCTTCGCCATTTGTTCCAGTAGCAGATGGCAAGTCTCTTTTGGTTACAAGGTTTCCAAATTCATCATACCCGTAGAAACGTATAACCATCAAATAGGTTTGTGCGTTAATGTTTACTCCGGGCTCCTGCACATGATCTGTTACTGCTTTCTTTAATCTTTCAAGAAAAGTTATTCCTTGTGGTTCAAGAATATCAAAAGTCAACTTAGTAACATTATGAGGTGCACCTGAACCTTGACTACCTAGAACTGTTTCAAATTCTATATTTTCAATGTAAAAATCTACATCAAAGTACTTGTTACGTTCTTCTGCTTTGGCACCACCGCTTTGCAATATCAGTTGTTTAGTTGGCAATATTTTTTTATCAGTTCCTAAAAACTGCACATACTCAGATCTATTCATCATATAGATTGATACACTATAGGTTTGACTAGCAAGCCCTAGTAGAGGGTTTGGTGATGCTTTGATTGGTTTTAAAAATTCTTCTGCAATGCTGGTACGTCCTTCAACGCCGTCTGCATTGATAGCATTTCCAACACTGTTTCTATTATTACTAAATGCATCATCTCCAGGAGCTACTTCAACTTTTCCGCCGGCTCCTCCACCAGTACCTGTTCCAGTATTTAGATCATTGCCACTTAGTGGAGTGACTGCTCCTCCAGTTGTTTCTGCAACTGCTGATGTTTGAGTTTGTCCAATCTTTTTAACTGGTGCTCCGCCGCCAACAGTTGATGTGGCTCCACTACCTTTAAGGTCACCAAGTTGATCAATTTCATCATTGTCGAGAATTGATCTACGTGCATTGGTTGGTTTGTTTTTGCTTTCAAGATCGGGAACAATTTGATCTACAACATCTGTATCGAAAACCAAATCATTTCCTATAACAGGTGAGGTAAATCTCGAGGTTTCAACAGAACCAATTTGTTCAGTTTTGATAATTTGTCCGCTGCTGTCTTTGGTAATGTTTTGTGTTACAGAAGTAATTTGTGTATTTTTAAAAGCCTGAGTGCGAACACCATTCATTGTGGTTTGCATTGTCGTAACTTCAACTTGATTTTTTGTAATCAAGGTGTTCAGTCTTGACTGCCCAGGATCATTGTTTAATCCAGCATTTTGTTTTTTTAAGTTATCAAGTGTGCTAGCCTGATTGAATAGTTTTTGACTGGTCTTTGTCCAATTGTTTTCTATGTCACTCCAACTGCGTCCTGAAGCAACTGATACTTCAAGTTCATCTACCTCAGGTTTTGTCTGATTTATTTGCAGTTGTACTGCTTGTCTTGCAACACCTAGTTGTGCAGAAGTCGTCATGTTAGATACCTAAAACAGTTTCTAGCGTACTCTTTTGAGGAAGATAAATGGTTACGCCAGTAACAAAATCAAACAGAGGATCTGGAAGTTGATTTGGATTACGCATTGCAAAGACCCACCATAGATTGCTATCTCCATACAAGTCAAATGCCAGCAGATCAGGTCTAAGATTGTAGGTTTCATTTATAGTCATTGAAAGATCATCTACTAATTTTGGTATTTCTCTTTCTATCATCAATCCAAGATATTGATTGTTTATTACTGGTGTGTCAAAATATGGACTGGTACTTTCGTATGATGTTGCCATTACCACATTCCTTTCTTAATAAGATTGCCATTTGCATACTCTTTAAGGCTAAACTGCTGACTTACTTGCTTTCTGCTTACAATTGGGTTGAGTACCAATGTGACATCCATTTTAGTTGGCACATAGGTTGCACCTTTAGACCCAAGGTTTCCAGGAGCAGGCTTATAAGGTTCTGCCGCAGCCTCAAGAGGTTGACTTTTTCCATTATATGCATTTGTTACCGCAGTTTTCAATCTTGACAAACTTGAAAAATTTCCGTTGGTTACGCTGGTTGCCAATGGCTTTTTATATTGCAATTGCCCATCACGTTGTATCTGTTTGCTTCTTGCACGTATGTAGTTAACATCGTTAGGTAGGTTGTAGTTAAATTCGCTTATCACGCAGGGCGATTCATTGAACTGATATTCTCCTAGTCCACTTAGATACAATAATGGCGGAG